TTTAGACCAAGTAAGAAAAAACAAGGTTTTGCTTATTCAGGCAAGAAAGCAGCATAGGAGTTATTATGGGCGAGAGTTCAGATAATGGTTCAGCAGAAGAAGAACAAGGGATAGCAGGAGAGCTAGACCGAAGTGATGTAATTGATGCTAGTAATATTTCCGGTGATGATAATTATGATGCACAGTTTACAGCAGATAATCTTCAAAGCAGAGGTTTAGATCCACAAGGATTTATGTCACCTGAAAATTTTGCACAGACAACTCAGGGTGGCGCACCTGATCCAAATGCTCTAAGTGATGGGTTCTATGACTCTGTTAGTTCTGTTGCTAATCAGGTTGCAGCTAATCTGCCAACTATAGCTACGTCACCTATATCGCCAGTGTCAGTAGAAAGAGAAATAAGAGTTAGCAGTGATCCAAATGCACCAACATTTTTTGTAAGTGATTTAGGAAGAGATCTTGCTAATCAGGCAGCACAACAAGCTTTTACTGGCGCACAAGTAGATAATTTTGCTCTTGCAAATCTTGGTATGTTACCAACACCAAGTGCAGCAGGTATAGCACCAATAACAATGACAAATGATCCTAATCTTAGTAATCAGTTTTCAGACTTTAATTTTAGTGGAAGTGATGCAGCACAAGGATTAAGAGATAGAGCAGCACCTACTGGTGGCATTTTGCCAACACTAGATTTAGTTTTAGGTTTTCCTGCTCAAAGGCAGTTGAACAGATTAGATCAGGGATTTGTTCCAAGATTTAGAGATGGTCAGATAGTTGGCACAGAAGATTTTAGTTTTGGATCAAATCAAACAGAAGGATTGCTAGGTCAAAATCC